TTTTATTTCAATTATTGAAAATAATATATATTAAGCGTTAAACCATTTAAAAAGAACTTGATGTAGTATAGTATAATAAGATGCCCAAACAGGTAAAGAAGAACTCCACTGAGGTCCCCGAGACCATTACTGCTACTGCTACTGCTGCCACTGTCGCCGTTGAGGCAAAGGCACCCAAGGCCAAGACTTCAAGCAAAGCTGAGAAGAAGGTTGCTGAGCCCAAGGTTGAGGTCAAGGTTGAGGCTACTACTACTATTACTACTAGTCCCGTTGTTTCTGCTGTTGAGGAAGCCACTGTTGTTGAGGATATTGAGGCCGCAATCGCGGCTAAGTCTGCTGAGTTCTCCGCTAAGCTTAACCAGCTCGGTGCCTTAGTTGCCTCTCTTAAGTCCGAGTATAAGTCTATGGAGAGACAGTGGACTAAGGACCTTAAGGCTGCTCAGAAGGCATCCAAGAAGGGAAAGAGAAAGACTGGCAACCGTCAGCCCTCTGGCTTTGTTAAGCCCACTAAGATCTCCGATGAGCTTGCTAAGTTTTTGGAGAAGCCCACTGGTAGTGAGATGGCCCGCACTGATGTGACTCGCGAGATCAACAAGTACATCCGAAGTCACAACCTTCAGGACAAGGACAATGGTCGCAAGATCAATCCTGATGCCAAGCTCCAGTCCCTCTTGAAGCTTAAGAAGACAGATGAGCTCACTTATTTCAACCTCCAGAGATATATGAGTCCTCACTTTGCTAAGAGTGTTGCTGCTGTTGCCGCTGCTGCTGCCGCTGCCGCTGCTGTTGCGACTGCTTAAAGTGTTAACGACTGAATAAAACGCAATTAAAAATAAATAAAAACATAAAACATGGGTTCTCGAGTGGTCTGTATAGTTATTTTGGATAAAGTCGCAAATGTAGCTCCAAAATTTATTACCCATTAAAAGAGGCAAGGCTTAAGATCTTGTGCGTAATGCTTCCAGGGTTCAAATCCCTGCCTATGTATTTAATAATAAAATTATATAATAAATTTTATTATTCTTTTTTCCATATAAAATTGCCAGCAATATATGTACATTGTCTTATTACCTTTCCAATTGTTGATTTAGGTATTCCAGTTTGCCTTGAAGCTTCATTTATGCTTTCATATTTCTTAATTATTTCATTATTTATACTATATTGAATTACTTTTGTTCCTAATACGTTTGACATTATATTTCTATGTTTTGTTATATTCTCATTGTTATTAAAATATGTAGTAACTATTTCCTTTATTTTTGACTTTGTTTCTTCAGTTTGATTTTTTCGTTTGTTCCCCTTCACCGCATTTTTCCATTTTTCTGAGTTTTTTATTCCATTTTTTATTTTTTCTTTAACGCCTTCATTATTCATTATTATTTTATTTCTAATTGATACTTCATTTTTAAGATCTGGATTTTCTAAATATCTATTTTTCATTAATTGACTTATTTTATTTATAGTTTCTTGACTATGTTTTTTTCCATAAAATCCTCCTCCTTCTCCTCCTGGAGTTAAATTATATCCATTTGGTGCCATTGTGTTATTTTTTTTTATATAATCCATTTCATATTTATATCTATCTTCATCAAAACAGATAATTAATACTGTAAACGTAAAATGTTCAATACCATATTTTTTTACAGCATCTTGAAGAGCAGGACAACCAATATTTTTTTGAATTTTACTTTTATGTTCATTCCATCTTAATAAAGGATTTGATTTTTTTGTTTCGCCAATATAACATTTATTTGTTATTATATTCTTTATTTTGTATATATATCCCATTTTATATTATTAATTATATTTTTATTATTATTTATTAATATAAATCATTGAACAAACCAGTGTATAAAAATATATTATTTAAAACAACTTAAAGAAATAATATATATACATATTGGGGTAGTGAGTTAATAAATTGTAATTAATAGAACCAAGTTGGACGCTGGTTTGAATCACTTGCTTTTAGGACGCAACAGATTTTCTGGTTGGTTGCGACAGTCTATACGCGAAGGAAAAGTCTTAATGGCGAAGGGGCGTATCAAGTCATTGTAGCGTAATGGGAGCGTACTGATAACTTCAGCGTCAGGGGAGGTAGATCGAAACTACCCAATGACAATTAGGCAACCGCGGCAAAGGCTATAAGCGGACGGATATGTGCGTGGTTGGGGCATATATCAGAGTAATGATATTTAAAATCATTTAGGCGATTAATTGAATTAAATTATCTTTAAAAAGTAATTGATGTGGTTAATCTGGACATAGTGAAGACTATGACTGATATGTGCGACGGCGGGGCATATATTTTTTCAGTGTATATAAATTAATAAATTTATAAACTGATAACCGGAAATGGACACATCTAAAAGGGTGTGATAGATATATGCGTTGATGGGGCATATATCAAACAAGTCGTTGTAGTGTAATGAAAGCATACTGGTCAGAGAGCTAGGGAGGTGGATCAAAACCACCCAATGACAACACATCATCGTGGCGCAGAGGAAGCGCGTCGGGCTCATAACCCGAAGGACGGTTGATCGAAACAACCCGATGATATATTTGGAAGATGGACGCAATGAAGTTTGCGACGGATATGTGCGATGGAAAAGCATTTAGTGAAGGGGCGCATATCAAAATATGTCGTTGCAGTGTGTGGTCGCATACTGGCAAGTATTAGAGGAGGTGGATCGAAACCACCCATTTGTAGTGTAATGGCCGCATACTAACGAGCCCAGAGGAGGTGGATCAAAACCACCCAATGACACACAAATCATTGTGGCGCAGAGGAAGCGCGTCGGGCTCATAACCCGAAGGACGGTTGATCGAAACAACCCAATGATAATATCTATTGAAAAAATAGATATTATTAATGAAATAATATCAAATACTTATTCATTGTTAATAGTTACTTCATAAATATGAAGCCCTCTTCCCTCATAATATCTTGAATACAGTCCGTCATAATTGGTCCATTTAAAATCTTAATACTATTAAACGCGTCCAATTTGTTGTTTCTTGTATTTATATTTGTAGACAAATCAAACATTGTATTTATTTTTTTTAATAAATCTAGATCCGATATGTATTCACTATTCGTTTGCAGCCACTCATAAAATGTACCGTTTTTTGTATCCGATGCTTTATATTTTGTAAACAGTTTTAATGTATTATGTAAATTGACACTGTTTCCTCCTTTTACACTTAAACTCGTATTCGCGTTGATATTATAATCGGTACCAGATAAAATACAGATTTCCCTAAATTCTTGTTGGTTAAGAGACAATTCATCCAAAATGCCTTTCATATGATAAAGCACAACACTGTGATTCATCAAGCTGAAATATCGTAAAACTCTTGGACAACCATATACAAAGAGATCCATATCTTCCGAAAGACACGCCCAGACCTTCTTTTTTAAAACGAGCAGAGCACACAATTCATCGGCTTCGCCGGGGGCGTCGTAATATGTCGCACCATAAGCCCTTATCAGCTCTTTTACGCTCTCTATTTTGTCCTTGTTAATATGGATAAATTGCTTCTTTAATTGATCCATTGTTGCTACAATTTCTTGTTTTTCACTATCATCAAAGTCATCATTATTATCTAGGCTCTTTTGTAACTTTTCATATTCTTTTTGCGCTTCTTGCTTGTCCTCTTTGCGCTTTATTAATAATTCTTTCTTTTCAGGTGGTGGTTTGCCGTCAAATATGAAAATGGGTATTATATTATGGTGCCTGAAAATAGACAACAACAAATACATATTTTCTAGTAACATATTGTCACCTTCGTACTTATATAAATAAATGCTTATATCAACGGCAATTCGCTTGCCTTCTAGATCCGCTGTATTTAATACGCGAATTGACTCAGGGCATTTATCTCTCAAATATTTGTTTAAATGTCGTATTCCCATTTAGAATATTGTATAATATTGTGTTATAACCGTTTATTTTCTGATTTATTCAAAATCAATTTTTTATATATTTTGATCTATATTATGTAAAAAATTGATATTAAAACAACTTACTAATTTGTTAGTATATATATTATCATACTAACAAAATGGAGACAAGAAGTCAAACGAATAATAATAAGAGTGCGTTATATGAAGTCAATATTGACTTTGATGAAGCATCCGCTTTATGGCGTCAGAATAAGAAACAAGTCAGCCCAGGTCATTTCAAATATATATGTACGGTTGTAAAAAAGGACGGTACCAAGTGCGGTAATTCTTTAACAAAAAATAGTGAGTATTGCTGGGGACACCGGGGTCATAATAAAAATAAAGATAAAGATAACAAATAAACACATTTAGCAACTAGCAACTAACAAAAATTTATATCATAATAATATATAATATAAATGGAAAACGCAAGTAAAAGTAAAAGTAGAAGTAGAAGTCTTTC